TTTTTATAGAGTTGATCTATTTGTTGCTGTTGCTCATCTACGGGCAGGTCAGAAGTTTGAAATAATGTTTTTTGTAATTTAAAATTCTCAATACTAAAATAATTCATTTCTTCGTACTGTAAGGGACGAATTTTAATAGTTAAATTTTCAAGTATACTAATGTTATTAACAAACTTTAAGTTACTAAAGTATTCAAGAATACGACCTAATTCAATTTCATAGTCACTTTCTTCGCTACAGTTATCGCATTTTTTAGTAACATTCATTTTATCGCCAAATGTAGCAATACGAATAGCTACTAGCAACGCATCAATATCAACAGCTGGCATTAGTTTAGCATTCTTAATGTACGGGCAGCAACTTTCTATTACTTTTGAAGTAGCATCACCAGTAAACAGTGCATCTGGAGTCTTCATTATGATTTCGTCCATGCCGCTCATTGCAAAAATAGGAACATTATTATAGTCGCCTACTAGTGTTCCTGGTTCATAGTACAGCCCTTTACTAGGAAGACTGATGTAGATCTTTGGTTGTCTAAAAAACTTCTGTAATGGATTATGATTCATTTTTAGTTCCGATAAATATATTATCCGTATTTATATACGCAGATTACCCCAGGAAACAATAATGGCACTAGAAAAAGAAGATGCAAAACTCATAGCCGAAGCATTAAACAAGCTAACCAGTAAAGGTAGTGGGTCAAATGCTGCTATGGGAGAAAAAGCAGGATCATTATTTGACCTGATGAAAAGTCCTACCACAGCGTTTACTGGAACTATAACAGCAGCAGGAAAAGGTCTAGATTCACTGGGCAAAGCATACGAACGAATAGAAAAAGAAATGGCTGCAGGCATAGGTACCTGGAGGCAGCTGTCAAATTCTGGAATTACTTTTGGAAATGATATTATTGGTATGGGCGCCGCTGCAGCTGGTACCCGCATGGAAATGGGAGAGCTTGCTGATATAGTTGGCAAGAACTCAACCTTCCTAGCAGGATTCGGCGGAACTATTAATCAAGGTGCTGTAGAATTTGCTAAAACCAGTAAGGTTATGTTTGACCAGTACGGGGAAACTACTGACAGACTAAGACAAATGGGTCTTACTAATAAAGATCTAAATGAAACACTGGCATTGCAAGCTGGCATGATTGGTAACAGCATGCGAAAAGGCGAAGCACGAGATAAAATTGCAATTGAATCAGCAACTGCCTTGGCTAATGAAATGGACCTAACTGCCAAGTTAACCGGTAAGAGTCGTCAGGAACAGATGGAAGGCGCTAAGAAATTGCAAGCAGATGCAGCCTTTCAAATTAAGTTAGAGCAGGCTACTCGTAACATGGGCGAGAAAGAAGCCGCAGAGTACAAAACAAAGATTACTGCAGAATATACCAAAGCTGAAGCTTTAGGATTAGGGCAGTCATTTAAAGAAACATTTACCTATGGTCAGGTGATGAGCAAACAAGCAGCCAATGAACAGGTAATGGCTGGCCGAGCAGGTATTGAAAGCGCAAAAGCTGCACAAGCAGCAGCGTCTGGTAATTTTGAAAAAGCTGCTGAGCACAATGCAAGGGCCATGGATGAATCTGCTAAAAACAATAAAGATGCTAGTTTTCAAAATGTAGCCATGTTGAATACGTTTGGAGGTGCCGCTGGAGAAACTGGTGCTAGATTGTACATGGCTAACAAGGCACTAGCTGATAACATTGAATTGTTAAAGAAAGATCCTGAGAATAAAGGTAAGTCCGATGCAGAAATAAGAAAAATGGCTATTGAGAAAGCCACTAAAGAACAAGATGCATCAACTGGCGCAACTAAAGCCATGGTCAATGCTGAACAGAGATTTAAAGATGCCGGTAGTGTTATTCAAAATAGCCTAGTTGTTCCCATCCAGAAAGATTTAAATCCTGCACTAAACAAACTAGCTGATACAGTATTAGGTGCAAGATCAGCATTTATTCCAGGCGCTAGAGAAAAAGGAAATATTGGTGCAACAGAAGGAGAGTTAAACAAAGGCAGAGCGCAGTACGAAAATAATGAAGCACCCAGAGGCAGTGCAATGAATGCTGTTGGCTATCAAGCAGCAGCAATATCTGGTAATGTGGGCAAAGGTGCTGAAAAATTAGTAGATGCAGTAACTCCTGCAAAACGTTCAGGCGGTACCTATGGTGCTGGCAAGATGTTTGAAGATGTTGGTGCAATATTAGAAATTACTAAACCAGGTGAAGTTGTTCTAAATGGCGAGCAACAGATGAATCTTGCTAAAGGTATGATGGACAAAGGTGCTGCTAGTGCATTTAGTAACTTATCAAAGAATTTAGATTTTAGCAAAATAACAGCAGGCATGCCTAGCAAATTAGAAATGCCTAAATTGGAAATGCCCAAGTTTGAAATGCCTAAAATTCCTAGTTTAGACCTTAACAAAATATCTCAAGATATTAAAACTACAGTTAGCGGCGGCACTGCTACTACAGTTAAAGGTCCAGACATGGCAGAACTAGCAAAACCATTTGAAAAATCGTTTGATGAGTTTGGTGCTAACTTTGATGATGTAGTGGCTAAAATGGCAACTGATCTACAAGAAGCAATGCCAATGGATATTATAGATCAAACTGCTAATGCTCTAGAGTTTGCTAGTAAACGTCGTCAAGAACTTGAAGATATAATGAACGATGGTATGGCAAGAAGCAGTACAGAATGGGATGAGATATTTGACGAAGCTGAACAACTAGACGGTCAAATAGAAAAGTTAACTAACAAACAGTTAGATGCTATGTCTAAGTACAGTGATAGCTGGAGTGACACCAGCGATGTAATGGATCGAGTATACGCCGACATTGACAGTGCTATACCTATAGATACAGAGTTTGGAGATCTTGAAGGAGCAATGAAACGTCAAGCACCCGAGCAACAATATAAAGATACAGAGTTTGGAGATCTTGATGGTGCTATCAAGAAAAATCAAGCAAACGATGCTATGCAAAGCATGGTACAAGGATCTAGTCCTACAAAACTAGATCGCGGCATTAGTATAGATAGCTTTAGTTTAAGCTCAAGTGGGTTGCCTATTGCTAAGCCAAAATCAATTGCAGCAGCAGTTCCGGAAAAGAAATCAGAAAAGTCTGAAGCAGAGCAAGCTGAAGAGAAAAGAGAAAAGATGAAAGCTGAGATAGCTAAACAAAGTACAGAAGCAGACAAATCAAAAGAAGGCGCTACAAAAGCTGCCGGTGGTGAAAAAACAGCTACTCTAGACGACGTAGTTAAGAGCTTAAATGCGTTAAATACTAAGATGGGACAACTTATCTCTACCACAGAAAGTGGTAGTAGAGATGTTGCCAAAGCTGCAAAAAGTGGCAGCAATAACGTATACGCGAGATAATACATGAGTTGGAAAAAATTCTTTACACCTGTAGCTGTTGATGCTACATCTGGCAACTATAGTCCCATGGCTAATGGAGCTTCTCGCCCAGGGCCAGCTCGTGCAAACTATAGTTCCTATTTGCCAGATGTCTATACTGGTGCACCTAACCGTATTGATCGCTACTTACAGTACGATACTATGGACATGGACAGTGAAGTTAATGCTGCTCTAGATATTATTGCAGAGTTCTGCAGTCAAAAGAACAGAGAAAATCAAACTCCTTTTACATTGTTTTACAGAAACAAAGCCACTAATAGCGAAATCGCTATCCTTCGTGAGTACCTACAGCAGTGGTGTAAACTACAAAAATTTGAAACTAGAATCTTTAGAATCGTGCGTAATGTGTTCAAATACGGCGATGCCTTCTTTGTTCGTGACCCTGAAAACAAAAAGTGGACCTACATTGATCCAGGTAAGATCACTAAAATTATTGTAAACGAAAGTGAAGGCAAGGCACCTGAACAGTATGTTATCCGTGACCTAAATCCTAACTTTCAAAACTTAGTTGTTACGGCAATTAACCCTAGCCAACAGAATAGTAATAACCGTGGCACTGCATTTGTAGCAGGTGGCGCCGCAGCTAGGGGGCAAGCAGGATCATACCCTGCTAGCAACGGCACACGTTTTAGTAATAATCAAAACGAAGTAGCAATTGAAGCTAAACATGTAATTCATTTAAGTTTATCAGAAGGTCTTGACAACAACTATCCATTTGGTAACAGCTTGTTAGAAAACATTTTTAAAGTGTTTAAGCAAAAAGAATTACTAGAAGATGCTATTCTAATCTATCGTATACAACGTGCTCCTGAACGTAGAATCTTTTATATTGACGTGGGTAACATGCCAAGCCACTTGGCTATGAGCTTTGTAGAACGTGTTAAAAACGAAATACATCAGCGCAGACTACCAAGTGCTACAGGCGGCGGAACAAATGTTATTGATTCAGCTTACAACCCATTAAGCATTAACGAAGACTACTTCTTTCCGCAGACAGCAGAAGGGCGTGGATCAAAAGTTGAAACACTGCCAGGCGGTACTAACCTAGGTGAAATTGACGATCTACGCTATTTTACCAACAAGTTATTCCGTGGTTTAAGAATTCCGTCAAGCTACCTGCCTACTGGTGCAGATGATAGCCAAGCGCAGTATAACGATGGGCGAGTTGGCACAGCATATATTCAAGAACTACGTTTTAATAACTACTGCCAACGCCTGCAAAGTCTAATGCAAGACGTTATAGATCAAGAGTTTAAGTTATATTTGTATGAGCGTGGTGTTAATATTGACTCAAGTTTATTTGAAGTTCAGTTCCAACCTCCGCAAAACTTTGCCACATACCGTCAAGCAGAACTAGATGGACAGCGTGTACCACAGTTCCAGACCATGAGTCAGATTCCGTTTATGAGCAAACGATTTGCTATGAAAAGATTCTTAGGTATGAGTGATGAAGAGATGGCCGAAAATGAAAAAATGTGGGCTGAAGAGAACGGCAAAGGCAGTGCTATTCCTACTGACAGCTCAGGTGAGCTTCGTGGTGCCGGCATTAGTTCAGCAGGTATTGAAAGTGATTTAGGTGACCTAGCAGATGATACTGCACCGCCAGAAGCTGGAGCAGCACCAGGTGAAGCAGCAGTTCCAGGAGCAGCAACTCCAGTGCCAGCGGCTGCACCTCCTGCAGCATAAATATTATTATGATACTTAGAGAATTATTTTACGCTGACAAAGATATGAAGTCAATATCTAACAACTTGCAATACTCGCCAGGTCACGATACATCTAGCTTAAAACGTAAAGACACACGTAAGACTAGACTGACTCTACGTCAAATAAATGAACTTAGAAAAGCATCAGAGAGCCATATTCTAGAACAAGAAAAAGAATTAGAACTCGTCCAATCAATGTACATGACTCCGGCAGCTCCACCTGCCTGACATTAAAAATACAATTTTTTAGAAATTTTTTTCTAAAATATGTAAAAATTCCACCATTATACCCCATTTATTACAATTAAGTGTAAATATATTTGACAGCCTTGCAATACAACATAGGAGATAAACATGACTGATCGATCAAAGTTCGAGCAGATGCTAGAGCATCTTGTTAATGAAGAAAGTGACAAAGCCAAAGAGCTTTTCCATCAACTAGTAGTTGAGAAATCCCGCGAAATCTACGAAAACATCTTAGCAGACGACTTCCAAACAGAGGAAGAAGAAACTGAAGATGATGAAGCTGTAGAAGAAGCTGAAGACAAAGACGACGAAGACATGGAAGAAAGTTTTGGGTTTGCCGAAGCTGGTGATGAAGAAGATACAGGTGACATTGGTGGCGACGCCGGTGACGACTTTGTAGATGACATCGACGCAGAAGGCGGCGACGAAGGTGACGAAGAAGGCATGGGCGGCGAAGGCGATATTGAAGATCGCGTAGTTGACCTTGAAGATGCACTTGACGACCTACGTGCTGAATTTGAAGCATTAATGGGTGACGAAGAAGG